GAGAATTTATTCATCAAATTCGTCGTTTAACTGACAAAGTTGCTGCTGCTGATTCTGCAACAGCAAACGAAGCAATTAGAATTGTTCTTGTTACTAACTTTGCAGCTGCTATTGCTGGAACTGCTACATCAATTGGTAATATTACCGCTGCTGATATAACATTTCCTGTAAGAGACGCGCTTGCTGAAAAGTCTTCTGGACTTGGTGCTATTGATAGTTTCAACTTCCCATTTGAAGGAAACGAAGCCATGCCAGAAATCGACATCAAAGTTGATTCAATCGCAATCACAGCTCAAACCAAAAAGCTAAAAGCTAAGTGGACACCTGAGTTGGGTCAAGATTTGAATGCTTATCACAACCTTGATGCCGAGGTAGAATTGACTTCTATTCTTTCTGAGCAAATTGCTTTGGAAATTGACCGTGAACTTCTTGCGGATCTTGTAAATGGTGCAACTGCTGCAACATATTACTGGTCTCGTTCACCTGGTCTTTTTGTTAACAGAGTAACTGGTGCTGAAATTGGACAAACTTCAGCTGCTCCTGACTTTACAGGAACAGTTTCAGAATGGTATGAAACTCTTATTGAAACCATTAATGACGTTTCTGCACAAATCCACTTAAAAACACTTCGTGGTGGAGCTAACTACATTGTTTGTTCTCCTGAAGTTGCTAATATTTTAGAATTTACCTCTGGATATCGTGCAAACGTTACAGCTGATGCTGACAAAGGAACCATTGGTGCCGTTAAGGTTGGTTCTCTTTCTCGTAAGTTTGACATCATCGTTGATCCTTACTTCCCAAGAAATGCTATTCTTGTTGGACGTAAAGGTGGTTCTTTCTTAGAATCAGGATACGTTTATGCTCCTTACGTTCCACTACAAACAACACCTACAATCTTCGGTGTCGAAGACTTTGTGCCACGTAAAGGCGTAATGACTCGATACGGTAAGAAGATGGTTCGTCCTGATATGTACGGTCTTGTAATTGTTCGTGGTCTTCTCGGTGAAGCTGGTGCTTCTTCTTAATCTTTGATTAATTGGTAGTTACCACGAGAGCCCCTTGGATTTTCCTTGGGGCTTTTCTTTTTTTGAAAACTATTTATTACGACTTGAATTCTGGTCTCCTTTGAGCGAGGCCCCTGCTCACTGTCTCTACCGGAATGGGGCTGGTAGAAACCGACCAGAAAACAGGTCCATAATTATAAAAAAGGAGAAATATTATGGGAAATAGAAGAATGGGTTTAGCCCGAATAGAAGCTATAATGAAAGCACTATTAAAAAAAGAGAGTATAAATGATCGTGATTTTGGATATCTTAATCTAGGCTTAAGTCAACCTTGGGTAAATAACTTTGGAGCAGGTGCGGAAGCTGTAGATGCTCTTAATGACGAAACAGGTGAAAATTCAACATCAAATGCTACTTTGTTTAGCCTCGCTTTAGCTTTAGAACATGTTGCTAAAAGAGATGAGGTTGTATCTGCTGAGGAGGCAACTTCTATCTTTGGTACTACCGCTTCAGCTGGTGTTGATAAAGAATTTAGTGACACCACGGGCGATAAAATTGGTACTAATTTACAAGTTGTTCGACTAACTGGTAACGTTACTTCTAATACTGTCTATGCCGATGGAGCAGACTTAGCTGATGCTGGTCATATGGCTTTGATGTTATTTAAGGACAATGTTCTTGAAGATGGCCACACTGTTACAATTGGTCTTAATGGTAATAACGAACTAGATAAAGAATCTTTTGAAATTTGTTGTACTGGTAATGGAAATAATATTTTAACTCGCCAAGCAGACACAACTGATGGAAATCAAGATATTATTCTGACAGCCACTGGAGACACTACGATTCTTGCTGGTTCTTACTTGTATTTTTATGCAGGTAATGCTACTGATGATATGTGTGTTAAAGGTTGTATTAGAACAACTGGTGGAACAATTGCTGTAACAACTGCTAACTAAAATTAGAAATTGATACAGTATTACTATAAATCTCCCTTCTTAACAGTTGGGAGATTTTACAATTTAACACTATTTAATATAAAATGGAGATTCAAAATGAAATCAGGTAAAATTTTTAAAAAAGGTCCACTAGTTAGCGAAGTTGAGGTAGTTCCTGGACACTATAGAAGACGATATAAAAAAGTCTTAGATATAGAAGCCATGGAAAAACCAAAGAGAGATGCTGAGGCTAAACGCAAAGCAGAAGCCGAAGCAAAAGCCAAAGCAGAAGCCGAAGCAAAAGCCAAAGCAGAGGCGGAAGCAAAACGAAAAGCCGATGAAGCTAAGAAAAAAGCTGCTGCTAAGAAAAAAGCTGAGGCTGCTAAGAAAAAAACGACTTCTTCCGAGGAATAAACTAATTACTTAGTATACTTAACGCATATGTGTTAGTCCTCCGCTCTTGCCCCTCGCTCTCCAATTGCTTGGGGCTTTTCTTTTGTCTAAAACTATTTAAAAGGAACGGAGGTTCTATGTATGTCATTACCAACTTTAACACCAACATCAACACAATCAGCAATTATACTTCCTGTAACTGGAACTCATGCAAATGTTGCTGATGCTTGCCCAATGGGCGTATACACAGGATCTGTTGAATTTATAACAGGAGCAGTCAAACAAGTTAAATATACTTATAAAAGACTTGGAGGAGATGTTCTTGATATTGAATTAACAGAAGAAAATGTTTATGCAAATTATGAAGAAGCAGTTTTGGAATATTCTTATATTGTAAACCAACATCAAGCTAAAAACGTAATTGGTTCTGCTTTAGGCGGAGAAACTGGTTCTTTTAATCACAAAGGCGAAACCACAGACGGTCCAGATGGGTATGCTTTAAAATATCCTAAGTTTTCTTTTGAAACTAGTTTTCGTATTGGGGATTCTTTTGCCACAGAAGCGGGGTTAGGAGGAACTACTCCTATTTATAGTGCTTCTATCTCTACCGTAGCAGGGCGACAAGACTACGATTTACAAGATATAGTAGAAAAGATGTCTATTGACGGTTCAGATGCTGGAGCTGCATTTTCAGGTTCTGTTGGAAATAAAAGAATTAAAATAAGAAAAATGTACTATATTTCTCCTCAACAAATGTGGAGATTTTATGGTTACTATGGTGGTCTTAATGTTGTAGGCAATTTTCACAACTATGGTCAATATGCTGATGATTCTTCATTTCAAGTCATTCCAGCTTGGCAAAACAAACTTCAAGCCATTTCATATGAAGACCACCTTTATACAAGAACTTCTCACTATTCTTTCGAAATTATTGATAATAAATTAAGGTTGTATCCAAAGCCAACAAATGTTTCACCAGAAAAATTTTGGTTTCGCTTTACAATAGAAGATGGAGATATATGGACAGATACAGGAGCAGGACAAGATGGGGTAAACAACATCAATACACTTCCGTTTGAAAACATACCATTTGAGAAGATTAACTCTATGGGTATGCAATGGATAAGAAGATTTTCTTTGGCTCTTTCAAAAGAAACTCTTGGTCAAATAAGAGGCAAGTTTGGAGGTAGCATACCAATCCCTGGAGATAATATCTCTCTTAATGCTTCCGACCTCCTTTCTCAAGCAAAAGAAGAACAAACAGCATTAAAAGAAGAATTGAGAAAAGTGCTTGAAGAAACAGAATATACAAAGTTAATTGCCGCTGATAAAGAGATGACAGATAATGCTGTTAATATAATGAACGAAGCACCCATGGGAATTTTTGTAGGATAAATAAATGTCAGATGATAATAAATGGTCAAAATTAGATTCTCCACCTCCACCAATGTTTCTTGGAGAGAAGGAGAAAAACCTTGTAAAGCAAGTTAATGATGAAGTTATTGAAAGAGTTGTAGGACAGCAAATTCTATACTTTCCAATCGATATTGAACATACAAATTACCATTCTCTTTATGGTGAAGCAATTGAAAAAACTTTTCTTCCCCCTGTTAGAGTGTTTGCTAGGGTTGAGTATCTAGGTGTTGAAACAAATGTCGTAGACAATATTGGATTAGACAAAAAAACAGGTTTAAAAGTTATGTTTCACAAGAGAAGATTAACTGATGATCAAAACTTATTTGTTCGAGAGGGCGATTTTGTAAAATATGGTTCGATTTTCTATGAAATTGTAAAATTAAACGAACCAAAGCATCTTTTTGGTCAAGCAGATACTCAGTTTGAAGTAACTGCTGATTGTATAAGAGCAAGAGATGGAGTATTCAATGCAGAATGATGAATTTATAAAACACGAACCTTCTACTTTTGAGACTATTGATACTGGTCTTTATGAATGGGTAAATAATAACCTAGATTTACACACAAAAACCAATAAAGGTATATACAAAGTACCTGTTTTGTGGCTCGGAACTGAAAGAGCTTATCAAGTAAAAAATGATGTGCGTTTAAGAGATAAAGTTGGTAAATTAATACTACCACTTGTAACCATTAACAGGTCTTCTGTTACAAAGGACCCAAATTTTAAAGGTGCGTTTCAAGCTAATTTGTTTGAAAACAATGATTATAGAGGTGGAGCAATTACTAATACTAGCAGAATCAATCAAGACAAAACACAAAATTTTCAAAACTCTTTAATACAGCAATCCTCAAGTAACACACAAGAAACAGGAAGACTTGACGAAAATCCAGAAGTTATTTATGACTATTACAATACTCCCATACCAGTTTATGTTACAATAAATTATGATATTACCTTAAGGACTGAATTTCAACAACAGATGAATGATTTAATGCAACCTTTTGTAACAACCACAGGCCAAGTTAATTGTTTTATCTTTGAAAAAGACGGTCACAGGTTTGAATCTTTTATACAACAAGATTATTCAATGAATAACAATACTACAAATATTGGAGAAGATGAAAGAATGTTTGAGACAAAAATTACAATTAAAGTATTGGGCTATCTTATAGGAGAAGGCTATTCAAGGAAACGTCCTCAGCTGGCAAGAAGAGAAAATAGAGCAAAAATTAGATTTACCGGTGAGCGTAGAATTTTGGGAGACAAAGCTCCATGGAAAAAGAAAGATAAGGATTATAGAGATTAAAGGTATTTGGACTTTCACATAACTATTTATAAAGACAATTGTATTAAAAAGGAGAATATTAATGCCTAGAAGATTTGATTTTGTTTCACCTGGTATTCAATTAACAGAAATAGACCAGTCGGAACTACCCGTTACAACAACTAACGAACCAGGCCCTCTTATAGTTGGTAGAGCTTTAGCAGGTCCTGCTATGAAACCAATTAGAGTAAACACACTTGAAGATTTTAATGAAGTTTTTGGTATTGGAATTGCAGGTAAAGGAGGTTCAGATAATGATATCTGGAGAGAGGGAAACACTCTTGGACCAACATATGGAATTTATGCTGCTCAAGCACACTTAGCTTCAAATACAACACCAGTAACTTTTGTTAGACTACTGGGAGAACACAATAGTGAAGCAAACGAAAATTCTGAGTATGCTGGATGGGCAATAGATAATAATGCCGCTCCCAACACTAATCCTACACAAAATGCTGCTGCTTATGGTTTATTTGTATTTCCCGAAGCTTCAGCTAACGTTGCAACTGGTTCTTTAGCCGCTGTTTTTTATGTTACAGGAGCTGCGCTAGCACTTTCTGGTAATAAAGCTGGAACATCTGATGTAACTGCTTCAGCAGGTACTTTGATAGATTCAATCGGAGGATCTGTTGCTAAATTTAAAATGTGTCTATTCAATACTGCAAACCCTGCTGCTAGTGATAAAGCTGCTGAAGAGTTTACTTTCAATTTTACCCCCGGAACTTCAAATTACATTAGAGATCAATTCAACACAAACCCTCAATTGATTAAAGCAAACAAGAATTTTGGTTTGACTAACAAAAGTTATTTCTTAGGAGAAACTTATGAAGAGTCTGTTAGAAGTGTTGCTGGAACTGATACAACAGCCGGAAAACAAACTGCTATTTTGCTAGCTCTTAACTCTGGTTCTTTAGACTATGGGCATCAAAAGAAACAAGCAACAGCTGCTAAAACTGGATGGTTTATAAACAGAAAAACAGCACAAAATACAACACCAGAAAAACTATTTAGACTTGTTGCTATTCATGAAGGTGAATGGATTCAAAACAATTATAAAATTAATATTAAAGATTTGGTTTTAGGTAATGAATTAGTACCAAACTCAAGATTTACGATTGAAATTTGTGATAAAAACAACAATGTTGTTGAACAGTTTTCAAACCTAACTCTCGATCCAGGATCAGAGAATTACATTTCCAAAGTAATTGGTGACCAATATTTGGCTTGGGATGCAACAAATTTAAAATATAACGTTAGAGGTGAATACCTAAACAATTCAAATTATGTTTACGTTGAGGTTGCTACAAAAGTCGCTAAACAAGAACTAAAAGACCGTCATGCGCTTCCTGTGGGTTGTCATGGTCCTCTAAGACCAAAAGGATTTAGTCTACTACATGGATCTGTTGGAGTAAACCAACTTGGTGATGCTGTCAATACTGGAACTTTTTCAAATGCGACGCTTACCTTAAGCTCCTCTACGACAATCACAACTGGAACTACTATTACTATCACAGATCACGAAAATAGAGCATACAAAATAGATCTTGACAGTAGTATTAATCTTGCAGATTCGTCTGGTAGTTTTGATGCAAACAATTTGGCAAAGGTTGGTATTGGCGATCAAGCGAATACAAACTCTGGTTCTATTGCTTCGCAAATTCAAACTATTTTACAAGCCGCTCCCACAAATGGTGTTGGTTTTAGAATGTCTAAGATCGAAGACACTGGTCTTGATGGACTTGGAGTGGTTCTGGGAGTTTCAGGAACAGTTGCTGGCTCACATACATTTACTATTGGTGAAGCAGGTGATACAGCTGAATTTGTAGCCGTTTCGTCTGTAACAGATGGAACAGATACTGATGACTTTGCTCACGCATTTGTTGAAGGTAATGCTACAATTCCTCTTGCTGGTGGTAATTCTGGTCTTTTTGCTCATTTACCAGCCAATTTTAGTGGTTCTGTAATATTCCCATCTCTAAGGTTAACAGAACAAAACTCAAATTCGAATGGAAAAAACTATCCTCCAACTTCTTTATTTGGAGTTAGACACCACAGAGGAGCATCTACAAGAAGAGACGACTCATATATAGATCTTGTAAGAAGCCTTCCCTCAGATGCTTCATACACACTTAAGCATCACTATGGTGAAAACGATTCTATCCCAGATTCATTAGAATATTCTTATATTTTCTCTCTTGACGATATTTTTCAAGATACAAGCAATACAAGTACTTATTACTATAAATCAGGTTCTTATGATGCTGAATCCGTTGGAGATCAGTCTTATTCACAAAAAAATGGACTATCTGGAACCAACGGATTGTTCAGTAAAAAAATTAGACAATTTCAAGTACCTTTGTTTGGTGGATTTGATGGTTTAGATGTGACTGAAGTTGAGCCTTTCTCAAACACAAACTTAACAGACAAGACAAGAATTAACTCATACGCTTATAACTCAATTTTTAAAGCTTTGGAAACAATTGCAGACCCTGAAGTTATAACTTATGATCTGATATCACTTCCAGGTGTTACAAATACTGATGTCACAGATGAAGTATTAAGTTTAGTCTCAGATAGACAAGATGCTCTTGCTATTATCGATATTCCAAACGGGTATCAACCGGGATATGAGAATAGTGGTACTGAAGTTGCTGGTACAATTGATGGTACTATAAACAACCTAGAAGGTCGTGTAATCAACAATTCTTACGCTGCTACCTATTACCCCTGGGTAAGAATGAGAGACCGTGTAGGAGGTCAAAATGACGTTCTATATGTACCTCCATCTGTAGCTGCCATAGGTGCTCTTGGAAAGTCCCAAGGATTGTCAGAATTGTGGTTTGCTCCAGCTGGGTTTAACCGAGGCGGCATTAACGAGCTTGGTGGACCAAAAGGACCAATTATCACAGGAACTTGGGAACACTTGACAAAAGATGATAGAGATAAACTATATAATGCTAACATTAACCCAATTGCTAGATTTCCTTCTCTAGATCAAATCGTAATATTTGGACAGAAAACACTTCAACAAACTCCATCTGCTTTAGATAGAATTAATGTTAGAAGATTGATGATTCATTTAAAATACAGAATTGGTCTTATAGCCAACACTATTTTATTTGATCAAAATGTTCAATTAACTTGGAACAGATTTAAGTATCAAGCTAGTGGAGTGTTAAGCGATATTCAATCAAGATTGGGCATTGTAGAATATAAACTAGAACTTGATGAAAAAACAACAACTGCTGATTTAGTCGATAGAAACATATTGTACGCTAAAATATTTATTAAGCCTGCTAGATCTATAGAGTTTATTGCTGTTGATTTCGTAATCACCAGATCTGGTGTTGAATTTTAAAAACAAAATACTAATTAGAATATAAATTAATAGGAGACATACACATGGCATTTTGGAAAGACGGCACAGCAGAGCCAAAAAGAAAATTTAGATTTAAAGCAACCCTCTTTGGGCAGGTTGCTTGGTATACCAAGACATTTGCGGCACCTTCATTTAATATAGATGCACAAGAGGTCCATTTCAGTGATCACATTTTTAAATATCCTGGAAAACTAAAATGGGAGCCTGTTTCAGTTACGTTGATGGACCCAGGTGGGGACGATGATGTTGTTAATAAAACACTCAACATTATTAGAGGCGCTGGTTATAAAATTCCTACAACTGGTAATGCTACTGGAGATTATGATACTTTCTCGAAAGCTGAATTGCTACTTAATGCCACTACTGATGTTATTTTAGATATTCTAGATCAATCTGGTAATCCAATTGAAACTTGGACACTTCACAATGCTTTCATCAAAGCAGCAAAGTTTGGAGAGTTTGGGTACGATGGAGAAGAAATGAGAGAAATTACTTTAGATTTTGAGTATGACTGGGCTTCTTGTGTCTTAGATGGTGGTGATACTTCTACTTTAAGTGAATCATATTTCACAAACGGATAATGGAGGCTAAATAATGGCTTTTTGGACAAATAGAGTCAGCCCCTTAATACCTCAGCAAAAAAATAAATTTTATGTTGTAATGGGATCACCAGCAAAACAACAACATTCTTTTTGGGTTAGTAAAACAAACTTACCAGCTATTACTTATCCTCTTGATAAGACACAATACGGCACAGGTTTTGTTCATGTAGCTAATGGACAACCAACATGGAATGAGATTCAGATGGAAATTTATGACTTCAGAGCAGCACAGACTGATGCTTCCAATCAGTTTACAAACGGTGGTGGCTCTGAAGGGCAAAAATGGTTTAAAGAATCAGTTCTAGGAATCCGTGAGCTTTTTGCTACAAGAAATCCTGATGAGAATGGAAATTTTAGCACTAAAGGTCTTTTAGACACGCTTGGTGGAGTTAATACATATGGATCTGGACTGCTTGGTTTTGGTACTATAGAGATACACAAATTAAGTTTCAATAAGATTAAAAAACCCGACGATAAAGACAATGATGGAAGATTACTAGAAGATGTTTGGACCTTATATGGTCCAGTAATTAAAGAATTAAACTGGGGAGACTTGGACTATAATTCTGATGAAATAAACAAAATTCAAATAACTTTTTCATATCAATATGCTGAGCTTGAACAAAAATGGGTTGTTCCTCCTAAAGTTACACCGAGTCCTAAAAAATAGGAGTAAAGACTATTTATAGTATCACAAGAGGTACAAATGTCAAGAAATGATAATCGGTTAGGTGCACCGCAAATGCCACCAATTGCACAAACAAATACAACCAATAGTTTACTCCAATACGTTGCTCCAACTCAATTCGTTGAACTTCCATCAAAAGGTATACCTTATCCTCCTGAACATCCTTTGTGTAACAAAGAAGCTATTGAAATTAAATTTATGACAGCAAAAGACGAAGATATTTTGTCTTCTCAAAGTTTACTAAAACAAGGCATTGCTATTGACAGATTTATTGAAAATGTAGTTGTAGATAAAGATATAAAAGTTTCTAATATGTTAATTGGAGATAAAAATGCTATTTTATTGTCAGCTAGAATTTCTGGTTATGGAAATCTTTATGACACAAAAGTAACTTGTCCAAATTGTTCTAAAATACAAGAATATAGCTTTGATTTAAACAACGCAAAAACAACTAACACTGTTTGTTCTGATGATGTAAAATTAAATGAAAAAGGAAATTATGTCTTTACTTTACCTGTTTCTAAAATTTTACTTGAAATAAGACTGTTAACTGGTGATGATGAAAGTTTAATAATTAAAAGAGCTACAAAAAATAAACAACAAGCAGAATTTTCTATTATTGATCAATATAAACTAATGACTGTTTCTGCTAATGAAGTAACTGATAGAACTCAAATTAATCAATTTATCGAACTCATGCCAATCAGAGATTCAAAAAAACTCTTAGAAGTATACAAGTCTGTTTCTCCAAATGTAGAAATAAAAGACAAATTTACATGCATGTCTTGTGGTCACGAACAAGAATTGGAGGTGCCTTTCGGGGCAGACTTTCTTTGGCCTAACAGATAACTACATGGCTTCTGTTTATGAACAGATTTTTGTTCTTATGAAACACTCAAATTGGTCTTTTATTGAAGCTTATAATTTACCTGTTGGTTTAAGATTTTGGTTTTTTGAAAGAATAGTAAAACACTTTGAAGATGAAAAGAAAGCATATGAGAATGCTTCTCGAAAAACCCGATAGTCTATCGGGTTTTTTATTTTATACTATTTACAATAGACACGGTCATTGAGGATATAGTAATATGACAGATGAAGAAAAAGCAAAAGCTGCCGCAGATAGAGCAGCTCTTGAAAAAC